GGTTCCCGTTACAGTCGCGCCATCAAGTCCGAAGGAAATCCCGTTTGAATTCGAGAAGACAACCTCGCCTAGCCCAAACCGCGTCGTCCCTGCCGAGATCGACCCCGGAGCGCCACCGGCGGCTATTGAAGCTGTGATCGCCCCGTTACTCGATCCGAACGAGACTCCGTTTGCGTTGGAGAAAAGACCGGAAATCTCGCTGGCAAGGATCGAGAGCGTTACAAGATGACTTGAGTTCCAGTGCTGCGGTTGATTTTCGAACGCCGCATCATTTGGCGTCGTCATGCTCAACGCATGAGAAACTGTGGCTGGCATCAGCTACCCTTTAGGGTCGCCCCTGTGATGATGCCGTCTTTCCCGATTTGCAAGTTCTCAACCTTGACGCTTCTCGGCTTCAATCTCTCTTTGGTCGCGTCCTTGGACATCTGCACCTGAGAAGCGGTGAGCTTCGCCATGTTGTCTGTCATTTTGGCGATATTCCCGAGTTCCTTCCCGATTTGGCTCATGCCGGTCATGACCGTTTGCATGAGGGACGACGTGTGCTCGGCGAGTTTGCCGTCGTTGTCGGCGGAAACCTTCTCTTTCTCCCCTTGAACGATGGAGTCGAGATTCTTTTTGATCTGAAGCAACTGTTCCTCGGCGCCTATCTGGGTCTCCTTGTTCTCCAGTTGCAAACTCTTTTTCTCGATTTCGTTCTTGTCTCGCTCAAGAGAATTGGACTTGTCAAACACGGCGAGTTCGGCTTGGGCGCGCACTTCGAGGCCGGCAATACGCTCCTTCGTCGCATTGTCCATCTCGTGAGCCGATAGCATGGCCTGGGCCTTGATCTGCTCAACGGCCTTAAGCGTCTCGGCGTTCAGAAGCTCTTTCTGCTGTCCAAACTCCAGTTTCGCCTTAGCTTCCTGAGATTCCGCTTGAATCTTGATGAGTTCCGCAGGCGGGGGAGGTTGTTTCGCCTCTGGCGGGATGGATCTCGGGTCTGTGATGAAAAGTTCCGGGTGCTTGTACCCCATCGCCTGCGTCATCTTGGTGTAGGTGTTGAATATATTTTCGTCCGTGACCATGTACGCGCGTCCGGTCTGCATCAGTTCCATGTGCATTTCATGGATTGCTCGCAGATGCGCCAGTTCGACATCGCGGTTGCCAGTCCCAAGACCTACGTTCACCGTCATGTTGTACTGCGTTTTCCAGCCGCGCGGGTCCACATCCACCCACTTATTCCGCAACTTGATCGTCATCTCCTTGCTCGAATACTTCGAGAGCATGTACACGATGCCGCGGAACAGGTCTTTCACCCCCGTCTCGGCGATGATGCGGGAAATAAGGTCAAGGCGCTGCTGCCCGGCGGACTGGATCATCGAAATTCCGCGAGCTGTTTTGTTGAGCGAATCTGGATCGAGCCCCTGCGTGTAGCGGGTGAGCCCGGTGCGTCTCTCGTTCACGCCGTCGATGTATTCGAGCATCGGGAATGATTTTTCAGCAACGAAAGGAATTTCTTCGTTTCTGATCGCGCCAGGCGTGTACTCGCGCATGATCCCACCAGGGCGAGAGGTCAGGAGGTCGTCCAGATTCGCCTGCACGATGCCCCCAGCACTGGAAAGCACGGCCTTGCGCGGGTTGTTCGTGAGATACAGGTTGGTCAACATCTGCCGCCAGAGGACGGTCTTGGTGAACTGGTTATCCCCGACCAGTTCTGCAATCGAGCGTCCGGTCCAGCGGTGCGGCATGATGACCGGGGTAATGGCGGCGAAGTTGACATGCTCGGTTTCCTCGTCGATCCAGATTTTTCTGCCCACCATGATGATGTGGCGCAACTCGGCGATCCCGTCGCCATCCTCATCCAGGCGGATGAAGGCTTCGACCACCCAAACGTCCTTGCTAGCGTCGTTGCCAGAGCGGGAGCTGGCCGGTTGCCACTGATTATCCAGGAAACGGTCGCGAGCCAGCGATTCTGGCGAGATGTCCAACTCGCTCTCTCCTGAAATGTCGGCGAGTATTTCCTCGGGGCACTCCTCGGCCCTCAATTCCGAGATGCGGCGACGAGTGCGGTGGTAGCAGAAGTCGGTTTCCTGGATGGAAACGCAGTTATGACGAGAGGAAATGCCGAATTCCTCCGGCGGGATGGCCTTGATGCAAACTTTCGACACATCTTTCGTGACATCGAGTACGCAATCGTACATTTGTGGCAGTTTCTGCGAGTTCAGTTGCTCGTCAAGGATCGCCAGGGCTTGTTTCTGCTGCCCCTTGGGTAATGCTGTGATTTCCGACGCTAACTGCTCGCGCAGCATTTCCTTTTGCTTCAACGCCGCCGGGTCGTCGTAGAACTTCTGCTCTACGAACTCTACGCCCTCGTCCTGCTTGAGCATCATGTACTGGCCTTCGGTCAGTCCTTGGTAGGACTCGCGCTTAGTCTCGAACTTGTCTTCCCACCAGTATTTGACGATGCCGTTCTTCTGTATCAGGGCGTCCTTGACCCACTCGTACATGACAAGAAAGCCGTTGTTCTGACGGTAGAAGACGTAGTTGCATACCTCAGTCTGCTGTTGAGCCTCATCTTCATCCTCCGGGCCGTTTGGATCGAAGCGCACGGCATCATCCGAGGAGGTGAAGGTGCGAAGCACTGACGGGAGAATGCCCTCGACCGTATCGGCAACGTCCGTCGATACAACTTGCGACTCGCCCTCGACTTCGTTGCCGTAGGGCTCGCCGAGGTAGGATTTCAGTTCCTGTTCGCGCTCCGACGCGAGCGAGCCATCCCAGTGCCCGATTGACTGGGAGATTTCCTGCTCAATGATGCTTACAATCTCGCGTTCTTCCATGGCTAGATGCTGTCCGCCATGTGGGCTTGGTGGTCGCGGCTGCCATTGCGCTTGGGAGGAGTTTCGCGCAATCGTTTCACGATAGCTTCAAGCTCATCAACTTTCTTTGCCATGCCACGCACGAGCGCTTCCAAGGTGCGTAGTTTCGCGTCCGATGCGATGCTCATCCGCGCACCTTGAAGCCGGAATTGACCTGCCCAAGCGACTGACCGCGATCCTTGTAGGTGGAGCGCGTGAGATCGCTCTCGGTGCGCTGGCCTTTCATCATGCGCTTCATCGGTGCTGACTTCGGCTTCGTGCCTCGGCCTTTGTGGTTGCCAGATCCGGCAGGCGGGCGAATATTGCCGACCGCGCGGCCCGCCGCCATGATGAATTTCGCGTTGTCGCTCGTCGGTTTCTTGCCACGTCCGAAAATGCTCATTTCAGTCTCCTTGGTTATGCGTAGCCACGCGCCGGATATTTGATCGGCTTCGGCTTCCTGACAACTCCGGCCCCGGCCATCATGGTAAAGCAAAACGCTTCGCTTCTGTCCGGGGACTTGTGCAAATCCTTCTTCATCTCGGCCTTGGTGATGACTTTCATCTTGCCATTCGAGGTCGGCTTCCACTTGATGAGGGAAATCTCCCCGATGAACGGCTCATCGTTCGGTATCTTGCAGTCGCGGGCGTAGAACCATTCCCGCGTCCGTTCCCACATCTCGTCCCGAAGGCGCAGGTAGCGGTCGTTAGACGAGTGGGACTCGCTCACGTTCACACACATGATTGGCAGCCCCTGCTCGGCAAGGCGGTCCGCGACCGGGGCGCCAAGCCCGATAGAGTCCACGCAGATTTGCAGCGGCTTCACCTTGGCGTCTTGGTACTCCTGCACGACTTTCCCGACCGATACCATCGCATCATCCGAGCGCCAGGTCTTGATCGGCTCTGGCATGATATTGCCGCGGCGCTTGGCAAGCGCGCACAGGTCAACTCCGGCGCGCGACACGTCCAGGCCCCAGATTTCCTCACTTGTGATCTGCTGCACATCGCGGTTCACCGCCGCCTCAACCATGTGTAGCGGGATGATTACGTCGTCCTCGGCTGTTGGGAACTCGCCCAGCGCGCGGACCCTGAAGAAGTTGGAATCATCGCCGTATTCCTCCTTCCACTGATCGATCTCCTTCAGGTTGGTGCGCGAGGAGTCGTAGCAGGACACCTTGAGATTGCCCCAGTGCTGCCGGTTCTTGTGAAAGGCATCGAAGAAGTAGCCGGAGAGCCGCGTCGGGTTCCCGGTCATGATCGTCTTTGCGCCCAACGTGCTCATCGCTCCTCGGGCGGTCTCGAAGATGATGTCGTCAACACCTGGGGCCTCGTCGATCACGTAGAGCATGTTCTCGCTGTGCAGGCCCGCCAGGGCATCGGGAGTCTCCCGGCGGGCGGTCTTGGCTACAGCGAAGGACTCTGCCGGCAGAGGAGCCCAGCGGAAATATTCCGCTGACCACAGGAACATCCCCTTCATGCCCTCGGGCATCTTGCTGTGCCACTTGGCGAGCTCGGACCACAGGGCGTCGTACATCTGGGAACTTGAAGGTGCCGTTACCCCCACCTTCCACGGGTTGCGGGTACAGCCCCACCAGATGATGCGCCGGGCGAGCCAAGCCGTTTTACCGACTCCGTGCCCGGAGCGGATCGCCACCCGATCACGTGTTACGATCAACTGCGATGCGTTCGACTGCCAGGACTCAGGCAGGTCATCGGGCCAGATGTCGCGGTCGAACTGGTCCGGCTCGTCGTACCAGGTTTCGATCAGGGCTTGGACTTCTGGGGTCATTTTGCGCCTGGAATGGATCTCAAGTAGAGCATCAACTTGTCCTGTGTCGCGGCATCATGCGCCCCGGAGTAGAGGATGGCTTCTTTGACTTGGATATTACCGAACGCGGTTGCCGTAACTCCGTCACCTCCGTCAGCTCCCAAAACAAAACCTCCACCAGTATTTGCACCACCATCTCCTGTGACGCTGGAATTATTTATACGGAAGACAGAATTCACGCCATCCCAAATCACACATAAGACGGCGTATGTGTCTAGTGCCAACGAGACTGACTCGATGTACACTCCGTTAAAAGAAAGGAGTTTGTCTGTCGCTTGTTGAGTCACCAGAGCTTCGTTGCTTGTGTTTCCGCAAAATAATCTATCGCCTTCCACCAGGGTAATATTCTTTACAAGCAAATAAATCGTCTTAGGTGGAGCGAAAGCGAAATTAACGCACCTGAGATGATCTGCAACCCCATCAAACAGAATCGACCCATCTGCTTGTAAAGCGGGGCGGCTGGCGTCGGTGCCTTGGAGGAGATGGTGCCCCTTCCCGCTCGCATCGTCCCACTGCGATACACCGGAGCCAGTGACCGTTATCCCGGTCCCGAACCGAAACCACGCTTCGAGCCCAGCTACCGCAGCCGGAGAAATTGGTCCAACTCCTTTACGGAGGAAAAACTTCGGCGGATTCTTCCGTTTGATCCCCTCGACGAAATCTTCCAACTCGCCTCGATACGCCGGCTCTTTCGCCTCGATAATCGTCCGCGCTGGCTTCGGTGCTGTGGTGATAGGCGCCTGCTTAAGCACAGAATCCTGCAACGACCTGATGAGCTGAGGCTCCAGAATCGCGTACAGCTCAGGAGACAGCTTCTCCCGCATCGGCCTCAATTTAGCCTGAATGGACTTATCAAGAAGTTTGCCAAACATCAGATGTCGCCGTCCGTTAGCACCAGTTGGCGATGAGGGCGGTGAGTTCTGGGGACAACCCGGCCATCAGTTACCCTTCAAGCCTTCTTTGTGCGGGGCTAGGCAGGAATTGCAGTACGCGATGATGTGTTCTGATAACCCTATGCTGAATGAACTTTCACAATACCGCCGAAAGAATCTCTGATCGCCGCAGGCGCGGCAAACTTCGGTACTACCGAATGGCGGCAATGCAATGGGATCAGACAGCTTTTCTTTCTTCTCAAACAGCAGCATCATCAGATTTCTCCTGTGTCGTTTGATTCCAGTTGCGTAACCTCGATTGGTGTCACGTCCGTCACGTCCGTCACGCCCTCAGGCCCGATCTTCAACGTCCCCTCGCGCAGCCTACGTTGCGCGATCTGCGACAGGGCCATCGACATCGTGATCTCGCCGGTATGCTTCACTTCCATCTGCTCACCGTAGAGCTTCGGTGCATGCGCCCGCGCCACCTGGAACCGGGTCGCGATCCGCAGCCTATCACGCTGCACCGTCAT